CAGATAAACTGTTATTTCTTTTTCTGTACTGGTGCATCTGTGATGTAGCGTGAACAAACTCCGAGAACAAGTCCTGTCACTCCGACTGTAACGTCAGCAATCACATTGGCAGTTTTACCGTCAATTTTACCCTGTGACAAAAAGAAAACACTGATTGTGTTTGCCAAAATGTCTACAGCACTACAGATGCCGACAATAAGATCATAAACATTCTTTGACATCTTACTTCCTCCATTTATTTAAGTTTGATAATCCGCGCCGTAACCGGCACGCCTTTATCTACACAATTAGACTGTTTGAGCGGATTGAAAGCTATCATTCCCCGCTCAACTCCCACCCAGTGACCGATGCCTTTGTAATCGTAGCGGACCGGAGTTCTGTCTTTAACAGACAAAATATTCTTAATGCTTTTGAATTCAACAGTAATCTCTCGACCTGTCAAAAACTTTACAGCTTCGGCCCATTTAACCGTGCAATCCTTTTCAATTACTCCAGCATTAATCATGTCGTTTACGAGTTCAATGGCTTCCATGTTGTCCGGCTCAATGCCTAAACACCAGAGCAAAACGAAAGCACAACAACCATACTTCCCGATTGTTGCAAGCCTTTCCGGAGAGATTTTATAATAAAAATCCGTGCACAATGTTTGAGGATATTTCATTTAAGCCCCACTTTTACAAAGATAAACGCAACAAGCCCCGAAACAATTGCAGCAATAAGAGGATTAAGCCAGCGCTCAACATTCTTTTTCTGGTTGTTCTTCAGGTCTTTGATGCAAGCCTCTACAGTGTTCATTCTAAAATCAAGTGCTTGCTGCTGAAGCTGCAATTGCAGCACCTGATCCAGTTTCTGCTCAATCTGTGACAGTCGGTATTCCACTAAACTCTCTTCTTTTTTCTCGTCACCCATTAGAACACCTCCCTTAAAATACACGCTTATACTGCGCTATCTGTTTCAGAAAGCGGTCTGATGTAAAATTATTAAAAACACGGGAACCTGTATCAGCAAAGCTCGTAGAACTTACCGCAAGATTTCCGCCCGCACTTTCCCACATAAGCGATGCAATCTGCAGCGCTGCCATCTTGATGATGTCCGGAACAGTAGCCCATCCGGCTGTAAAAGTTACAGTGTAGCGGCTTCCTTTCTGGAAGATGCTGCTGTCCTTGAAACAGATATAATTCTCTGTTTCAACTTCCAGCTCGTCAGGGTCGGCTTCTATACCGTCAACCGATAAAGAAGTAATCTCTGTTATCGGCATAGCCTGAAGCGCTGCAAGCGAACCGCCATCGCCTTTGACTGTCTGAGTATATGTCTGACTTTCCGGATCATATCCCAGATAATCGCGGACAGCTTCCATGGCAGCTTTACAATAGGAATCCGGCTGAGTATCTCCATTATCAACTACTTTGTTTGCAAAATCACAAAGCATCTGTCTCGTGATAAATGTCATGCCTACTCCTTAACAATTTCAACCTTTCCAGCCTTTTCGAGTTCACGGGCTGAGTAGAGCGCAATCTCGCCGACATCACCCTTGTCGAAAGTTCCGAAATCTCCACAAATCAAGCCTAAAAAGCGAACTTTTACCTTCTTGTAATGTTCGCCAGCTTCAACAATAGGCGCTGCATTTTCAGCTGCGTTTGATTCTGAAGCTTCAGGCGCATTGTTTGTCTGTTGTGCTTTCTTCGACATTTTATTTCCTCCTTACTGTCTTTTTTTGCCATAGTTAAGATTTTCAACCATACCGTCCCAGGAAAGTTTTATTCCCTTAGCGGCAAAATAGCCAACCAGAAAAGCAAGAGCGGGGCGTTCCTGAATATATTCATCCCTTGCGTTCATCGGAGCGCCCACAATAGCTATATTTGTATAACCTGAAAGAACTGCATAAACTAAAAGAGCACTGATGGAATTATTTATAGGCAAGCCCTGATTATAGACTGCATCCGGAAGCTCATAGACTGTATTTTCATGCTCGACCGAGATGCCGTGAAGCTCGAAATACTTATCAGCGCCTTCGCGGTTGTCTGTTCCAAGCATCCATACCTCTGCTTCTGGCTCTGCAAACTGTTCGCGCGTTTCCGGGCTGTTTGCCTTACCGACTATATATAATTTTCTCATAACAAAAAGAGAGTCAGTCAGATAAATAAAACCCCCGGCGGAGGACCGGGGGCAAACTAACATCATGGCAGATGAAAAGTTTTATATCAGAAGCGGCAAAGCTTTTGATTCATTAGGTCGCAGCTACAGTACCTGTAGAAGTCTTGTTTCCAACCTTAAGGCGTGTGAATGCCTCTGCGAGTGTTGGCATACCATCTGCAAGAGTGTGACCGAGGTATCCGATCTGATTCTTGCCGGCAAACTTTTCAACAAGCAGCTGGATTTCTACGCTCTTCCAGTAAGCAAACTTGTAATATTTCTTGAAATCACCAAGAACAATTACATAGAGGTTTGTTCCTACAGTGTTAGGAGCGAATTCGCTTTCAATTACTGGCATACCAAGGATAGTATCTGGCTCACCATCGCGCAAACCTGGACGCCACATATACTGGCCATCATTATCCTTCAAAAGCATAATGCTTCTGAGGATATCTGTGTGCATAACCCACTGAGCATTCTTGCGATAACCAGGGCGAAGATTCATCTTCATCTTGATAAGGTCATCGGCACAACATGGCATATTGCTTGCTTTTGTGAAAGCTGAGCGGTCAGATGTAACATCGCGGGCTGTTGAGACACCGTTTGCAGATGCAGTGAATACACCAAGAGGCTGACCAGAGCCAGTACCTACAAGAATACCTTTTTCAAAAGCTGACATAAACTTATAAGCAAGCTTATTTCTTACAAGCTGGTCGATAGGAATCGCAGAAGTTGCAAGCATCTTCTTTGAAACTTTAACAAGTTTAACCAAATCTGTAGGAATAAGCTCACGCTTACCGAACGCCCATGTTGCATCACCAGAAATTTCATCATCTGGCACTTCATTAGTCCATGAAGCATCAGAAGCATCTGCTGACTCATAAGGCAAGCCGAGAGAACCGGCACCACTTACCGGAACCTTATCAACAATCTTGTAAAGCTGAGTATCTTTTTCAACTGCAGCAATAATCTCATCAGAGAATTCCTGTGGAGCGAGAGCGTATCCGTTGCCCTGAGAGCCGGATGTTCCAACAGTAAGATCGCGCTTTTCTCCCATAAGGAACTTGCGGAATTCTTCTTTTGCATCGTTATCAGGTGCAGAGCGTCCTTCGTCACCCTTTGGCTGTGGAAGTTCTGAAGCGAATCCAGCAAGAGCGGCCTGGCGCTCTTCTGCCATAATCTGAGCTGAGAGTTCTCTCATCTCCTTGTCTTTTTCATCGTAGAGTTTTTTCTCTTCGTCTGTGAAGTCTCTTTTTTCAGTAAGAAGCTTCTCATTCATCTCGCGCATTTCAGCGATAAGCTGGGCGCGTCTAGCTTTCTTATCCATAAAGCCCTTTCTCCTTTTATTAAGAATTTCCGAGCAAATCAAGCTCGCGCTTTCTTGCTTCGGCTTTCAAAACTGCCTGACGTTCTTCTTCCGCTTTCTTTTCAGCTTCCAGTCGCTCCGCCTGAAGCTTCTCGATCAATCCGTCTGAGTAGCTTCGTGCTGAAATAGAAGTGTGGTCGTCTGCTGGGATAGAGACAACCGAAACATCGTACAGCTTTCTTATTTTGGTTATAGTGCGTAAATAAACGCGCTTTTCTCCCTCTGTAAACTCTTCAACTTTGTCATCCTCGACAACAAAGCGATAAGACATCTTTGTCAGGTAGCCGCCTTCGATTTCTTCATGAATCTTTCGGCCTTCTTCAGTGCCTCCGAGGTAGGCATCAACCTTCAAGCCCTTCTGCTCGATTGTGAGCTCGAGAGTTCCATTAGTCTGACGGGCAAAAACGCGGCCTTCATGGTTAAGGTTGAAGATAACATCCGACATATCACACTCATCGAAAGCATGAGAATCAACCTGTTCGCGGATTTCGTACTCTGTACCGCCCCATTTTTCGCGGTAGAGCACAAACGGCTGATTAAACATTGTAGAATATCCGGAAACACGATATTCCGGCTTTTCTTTGTCATTTTTTACAGCCCGCAGCTCCATGTTTCTATACTGCTGACCGTCTTTAATTCTTTTTATCAGTTTTTCAACATCCATTTTGATTAATCCTCCTTAATAGTGTCAGTTGTGTTTTTGCCCGCATCAGCTGGATTCTGCGCGGCAATTTTGTCGATTGTGGAAAGATTAACCGGCATAAAGTGCTGATCTCCCCATGGTTCTTTTGTTTTTGGTAAGTTTTCACGCTCAAAAATCTGATTAGGCGTATAAACTCCGTTTGTCAATCCTTTTGTGTACATTTCCATACGGCTCTTGTAGTCGGCCCGGAGCATAGTATCAGTATCAAATTCAACATAATGATCATTTGCGAAAGGATAGGTGAGTAAGCGGTCAAGATACTGCTGAACACGGACCAGCCAAGGGCTGAGAGTATGCTGCAGAAAGAAAGTGTTCGCCTGTTCCTGATTTGTGAACTTAGAATCATCTTTTCCAAGCATAAAAAGCGGAACACGGTAGATTTTTGCAACTTCGCGCTCTGAGTAAGTGCGGTTTTCGGCGAGCTGAGCATCAGAATTGCTGGCAAGATTCAAGGCGCTTGCCTTCATGCCATTCGCAACAATAAAAGGATCATTTGCGTGTTCGCGGCCGCCGTAGGCATCCAGGATGCGCTCTTTGAGTTTTTGAGCATCCTCTTTCTCGAACTTCTTTTCTGTCTGAGGTACTTCAATCAAGAGCTTTGAATGGATTCCGCCATCAAAGCTGTCATTTGTGTATTCATCGAGATTCAAGCCGAGCTTTGCAGCATGATAAGCATAAGCCAGCGGAGAAACTCCCCGGATTGTTCCATAACGATAAGCCGGAATATGAAGCACATAATCAGGACGATATTTATAGACCGCACCCTGATATAAATATTCGTAATAAATATCACCGTTATCATCGTAACAGATGCGGACCATCTCCGGCGGAAGCGGTGTCAAACTCTTAGGAGAGCCATCCGGATTCCTTCCTACAAAAATAAAAGCGTTACCGTTTAAGAGCAAATCTGTCATAACAGTGTTCTTAAATGTGAAAGGCGCGTCGTAAAAGTTCGGACGTTTTCGCAAAAGATAAGAAAGGGAAGGACGGTCATCACGGATGCGGCCGTTATCTGTCCGCTTGTAAACATTACAAGTCATTTGAGCAATGCTATCGGCAATGAGCATGACACAAGCAGAGACTGTTGTGTTTTTCATGAGCTCACTTCTGCTCATATTAGGATAAAACAGCAATCCGCCTGTTTGTCGTGATACAGTCGGAAGGGTTTTATCAGTATCAACTCCACCAGAAGAGCGGCGGATTTCAAAACCTAGGAATTTCATAATAAAAAGAGTCAGATGCTAGAAAATCATTTCATCTACACTCACCGGAGCCTTTGCTTCATCCGCAAGAGTTATTTCGAGGCGGTTATTTGCCATAATTGATGTAATTACACCATCAATGCGCTTGCTGGTCTTGTTTGTGTCCGGTTTTATTGGTTTTATATTTCCGTTTGCATCAGGTTTGACAGTCGTACAGCTCACCATCCAAGCCATAACCGGATTATTATCAATAATAGTTCCATCTGTGACAGCCTGCTCCCATGCCTTTGATGGCTCACTCATTCCAGTGATAGATTGTGAGAATTCAACACAATTAAAC